GTTCAGCTTCTAAAGGTTTGGGGACTTGCGGAGGTGGCGACGCGGCTAGTGGTCCAGGTGGTAGCACAGATAACGAAAATGGGGAGGCCAACACCGGAGGCGGTGGCGGTGGTGGAGCTGGTAGCTCGCCGGGCCGAGGTCGTAACGGCGGTTCAGGTGTCGTAATCCTGAAATACCCGGACGTATACGCATTATCAGCCGGGGCCGGACTTACTTACACCGAATCAACTAGCGGCGGATACACGGTCGCAGTCTTTACCGCTGGCTCAGACACAATCTCTTTTAGTTAGGATAGAACCATGGCCCACTACGCATTCTTAGACAACGACAACGTCGTAACCGAGGTAATCACCGGTCGCGACGAATGGGAAGTCGTGGACGGTATTACCGACTGGGAAGTTTACTACGGTAACCTTCGCGGTCAGGTATGCAAGCGGACGTCCTACAACGGCAACATTCGCAAGAACTACGCTGGAGTCGGATACCGCTACGACGAAACACTAGACGCGTTTATTGCACCACAGCCTTACGCGTCTTGGATTCTGAACGAAGAAACCGCACAATGGGAAGCTCCGGTTCCATACCCAGCGGGCGATCTAATGCACACTTGGAACGAAGAACTTGGCGACTGGGAGCCGGTCGTCTTTACGGAGGCATAGCATGGCAGGCGAAGGTTACAGAACTTGGACGGCGGGCGAACAGCTCACCGACGAGAAAATGCAGAACTACCTACAAGACCAAAGCGTTATGCGTTTCGCAGACGCAACGGCTAGAGGTTCGGCGCTTGCTGGTGTTATCTCAGAAGGCATGCTCACCTACCTTGACGACACCAATTCAGTCGAGGTATATGACGGTAGCTCTTGGGTCAGTCTTGTAACGCCAGCTATCTTTACGCAAGGAACAGCTGGGGATTATCTAATCTCTCAGGGGACCGCTGGGGTTGCTTGGTCGGCAGCTCCGACGTTCACAAGCTCTACAGCCACGACTTACACATTGGCCAGCACCGATGCCAACAGCTACTTGGAATTTACAGCAGCATCTATGACTCTAACTGTAGGTACCGCCACAGACTTTCAGGTAGGACAGCAGGTAACTGTCTTGAATGATGGTACAGCTCTAGCTATCGTGCCAGAAGGAACCGCGGTAGAACTGTATGGCCGTGGCACCGCCGCGGGTACAGCAGGATTTTTAGCAAGCAATCAGTATGACGCGTTTACAATCGTGTGTGTAGACACTGACGCATACCGGGTCATTGGCAACGTGGATGCGGTCTAGCTATGCGCTTACCCGTACTTGGCATATTTAGCGCAGCTACTGGACTAAATGTAGAACTCCAATACCTCGTTATCGCTGGTGGCGGTGGTGGGGGTTTTTATAGAGGCGGTGGTGGAGGTGCTGGAGGTTACCGCAACTCCTACGCATCAGAAAACAGCGGCGACAATAGCCCGACCGAATCAACAATTTTTACTAAATACCAAGCGCTCACTGTCACTGTAGGTGCTGGGGGAACTGGCGGCGGAAACAATATAGCCACAGGGGCGGCATCTAACTCATCACTAGGAAGCATTGTTGCTACCGCTGGTGGTGCTGGCGCGCAAGATACTGGTTCGGGCAATGCCTCATCCAACGGTGGATCGGGTGGTGGTTCTCATACCGGAGCTTTTGGTTCAGGTACAGGTACAACCAATCAAGGTAATGACGGTAATGTCTCCGATACTGCTCTCTCCGGAGGTGCTGGTGGTGGCGCTGCCAATTCAGGTACACGCGCTGGATTCGGAGCGACAGCTAACGGCGGGGCTGGACAAGAAAGCTTCATAACCGGAACTGGTGTATACCGAGCTGGCGGTGGTGGTGGTAACGGTATTGACTATAGCCCTGGTAGTGGTGGTACTGGTGGCGGCGGTAGTGCTGGTGGTAATAATAGTGGATCTAACGGTACGATCAATACTGGCGGTGGGGGCGGTGGAGGTGGAGCTTCTAGCGGATACTATGGTGGCAATGGCGGTAGCGGCATTGTTATTATTGCCTTTGATTCTGCGCTACCAGACCCTACTATTGGTCCAGGGCTAACCTACAGCGCAAGTACGAACGGCTCTTTGCGAGTTATTCAGTTCACCGCAGGTACAGACACGATTGCATGGGAATAATGGCACATTACGCATTTCTCGATGAGGCGACGTGTCGGTGGGTAGAAGCATAAGCTAAAATAGTCACACAACCTACACATTCTGAACTTTGGAGCGTATAGGTGAACGACGACATTCCCGCATGGGCCATCGAGCTAATTCGACAGGTCGAGCGACTCAACGAGAAGATTCCGACTCACGTTGATTGGGTGGAGCGCAACATAAAGGATCACGAAATGCGTATCCGTGCACTTGAGCGTAAGGTTTGGATTGTCGCAGGTGCAGCCGGTGTCATTGCTTCGGTAGTTACATTCTTCGCGCAGGTGCTACGTGGCTAAACGAATCTCCGACTGGAGGATGCCGTATCCCGATAAATATATCACGGGACACTATGGCACAATGAGCGACTTCCGACGTAAGAACGGAATGCAATCTCATTCCGGTACGGATTGGGCTAGACCTCGAGGAACGAGGATTCCAGCCATAGCTAAGGGAACAATTCGCCTGATTCAATACTCGAGAGTTTTGGGATGGGTTGTCGTACAAACAGCGATGGACAAGAACGGCATAATTTATTACCTTGCCTACTGCCACATGGACAAGCGTCCAGGCTACGAGGTCGGGCAGAAGCTAGTCAAAGGTCAGACCGTTGGCTTGGTCGGTAACTCGGGTATGAGTTCCGGCCCTCACCTACACGCAACCGCAAGCCGTAAACTAAAGGGAGTCTTTGGTGTCACGTCCGACAAAGTCGATCTCTACAAACTCATTCTCGAAAACACCAAAGGGACTCAGACAAAACAAACGGACACGAAGGCTAAAGCGGTGGTGGAGCCGAAGCTCTGTAAGTGCTGCGGACAAGAAGTAAGGAAAAAGTAAGGAATGTTCAAAGAATACCTAAAGCAGTTCGGACTCAGGTCACTCGGACTTACCCTCGCGACGTTCTTTGGAGGTACTGCTATCGGTGCAGTTGCCGGTGACTGGCTAATGGGTTCAATCATCGGTGTTGGTTCGGCTTTCGCAGTCGTACTAACTACGATTGGCGTTAGCTTGGCCTGGCGAGGCACGCTCGAACTAACAGACATTCAGAACGCTTACCGTGCTGCCGTAGCAAAGTCAGACTCCGAGGCCGTGCAAGACGCACTAGAGGTCAATCAGGATGGCGACTTTGACTGGGAGGACCTAAGCGATACTCCCGACACCGACGAAGAGCTAGCTAAAGACTAACGCTCACTCGGGGAAGTTCCTCCCCAGATTCCGTGACGCTGGTTCGACTCGATCGCGTAAGTAAAGCATTCCTGCAAGATAGGGCATTCTTGGCATAACCGCTTTGCTACTTTTGTAGCAAGCTTGCGAGCCTCGGGATTCGGCAGGTCATCGGGGAAAAATAAATTGGCCCTCCCATCACAAGGCACGCGACCGGCTTCGTGAATCTTCCGTAGAAAATTGACGTAGGCCGTGTCAAAACGTCGGAGGTCGGACATAAGCTAAGCCTATTAGCGAAAGAGGTCAAATGAAGCTCCACGCTCCGCAAGAGTTCAATAAGGCAAAACTACTAGGCGTGTTTGTAAACGGCTCTCCAGAGTGGCATCACGCTCGCCAGGAGGGTATCGGCGGGTCAGAGATAGGCACGGTTCTAGGACTTAATCCCTGGGAGTCGGCGTACGCACTCTGGGCAAAGCGATCGGGACTGATTCCCAAGCTCGCGACATCTAACTTCGCCATGCGACTAGGACAGGTTCTTGAGGAACCAATCCTACAAATTTGGCAGGAGCAAAATCCCGATTACGAAGTCTTTACGACTGGCACGTATCAGCATCCGAAGGTTCCCTACCTGCACGCGAACCCAGATGCCGTCGCGAGAAACATCGAGACCGGCGAGTGGATAGTCCTAGAGGTCAAGACTTCACGCAACTACTGGGACGAGTTGCCTCCGCAATACGAGGCTCAGGTGCAGCACTACCTCGATGTAATGGGATTACAGCGCGGGAAGATACTCGGCCTAGTCGGGATGGACTGGGTAGAGGCAGACATCGACCGCGACGAATTTCAAATCAAACAGCAAGGCCAGGCCGCTAAGGACTTCTGGGACTCGTTGCAATCCGGTGAGCGTCCAGCGTGGGACGGCTCGGACTCGACCTACGAAGCAGTCCGGCAGGAAAACATGGAAATCACCGAGGAGGAAGTTGAGATTGAGGGCGGGCATTATCTAGTCTTAGCTCAAGCAGAGTTCGATCGTGCGAAGGACGAACTCAACAAAGCGAAGTCAGAGGTGCTTGCTCAAATGGGAACAGCTAAAGCGGCGTACATGGAACACGAAGGTACGCGCTACAAGTTTGCCCAGAGACAAGCGCGAGGAGGCGGAGCACCATTCCTAGTAATCAAGAAGGCAAAGTGAACTCAATTTTCTTAGGCGACACAATCACAATGTACAAAGCCCTTGGCGATGACGAGACATTCATCACCGGCAGGGTCACCGGCATAGTTACCCATGACGAAACCGGACGAATCAAATACCTTACGATTATGGGAATCGAGCAGCCAATCTGGTTGAGCGACAATTGGAAATTCGTGGAGGACGAAGGGGAAGAAGATGCCTAGATTCAATTTAGAAAACTACCAAGACGTACAATCACGTCTCAACGCACTACACAAGGAGTGGCCGGATGCCAGAATCATCACAGAAAACCTTACTTCTCCCAGTGATCGGAGTGTTTCGACATGGGTTGTCAAAGCCTCGCTCTACCTCACGGCAGGCGACCAAGCTAACGACCTGGCTAAAGCGACTGGTCACGCATTCGAAATAGACGGCGGGTCAGGGGCCAATGCCACTGCAGCCCTCGAGAACGCAGAAACCTCGGCCGTAGGTCGATGCTTACGACTAGCCGGTATCGGTGAAGGCCCGTCGCGTGAGGAAATGGTGAAAGCGAATAAACCGATTGACAACTTCACTGCTCAAGCGGATAGTATTAGCGACGTAACCGAACTAAGGAAACTCTATGCCAAAGCCAAAGCAGCCAACCAGGACGCCGCAGTCCTCAAGGCAATACAAGAACGAGCAGAGGCACTTGATACTGGAAGCAAAGATTCGGGAGCTAGAGGAAGCAGCAATCGAGGCAAGGCTGACCGGAAACAGTGAGCACTACGACATCTTTCAACATAACCTAATCATTCACCTATTAGATCTTTATGCTGCCATCGGAACTGATACAGGAACTAGCGACACTAACCGCTGAGAATCGCAAAGGC